TGCTCCAAAGGTATCAACAAACTCCTCATCGTGGTTTAGCTTACCCATTGTAAACATAATGGCATGAACTAACTCATGGTAGAAGGTTTGCTCAGTAGTCTGCTTGTTCATGTCCATGCGAATACTGATGACTTGCTTCTCAGGATCACACTTACCGAAGTCCTCCATGTGCACTACGTAGTTGACGTACCACTTAGATCCTGCGAGATTGAAGGTGGTTGCCACATCTGGTTTGGTTCCCTTCTTAGCCATAAAAGTTTACCATTCTCCAAGACCCTGTCAGTATTGCCGTCATAAGCTTTGAGACAAGCTTCATATAGTTCCCTTTCAGTTGTACAGTCTTTCAAGATCTTATCAGCCTTTACAGGGCCAATACCTCTGAGTCCTTCAATGTTATCAACTCTGTCACCTGTCAGTATCTGTTTGTAGAAACTGTACAAGCCTTCAAACTCGGTAACATGGTACTCTTCATCCTTTACAGGATTGTAGTGCCATCCCGGTAACTGATCTAGATCCTTATCTACGTGAACAATCCAGTAGTTACCTTTGGTAGACGCTATCGCTACAGCATCATCAGCCTCTTCACCCTCTGACATCTCAGCTCCTAGCTTCATCAGGTGGCTGCGTAGTGCATCGTAGTGCTTAGGCTTAGGAGCATCTTTACGATTCCCCTTATAAGGAACGGTGGTAGCTACCTCGAATCTAAAGTTAGTCTTACCTGTAATCCAAGCTCTGTAGTCATCACACTTCAAGCGCATATAGATGATGTCGGTAAACCATTCAGTGAGTCGATTAAGTGCCCATCGTTCCTCTTCGTCCTCATTAGAGAAGCCGACCTTATAAACTAAGAAGTCGGCATCTACTATAGCCTCTGTAGGTCTATCAGAGGATGTCATCAGTCTCTTCTTCAGGTGCACCTTCTGGAGAGTACACCTTCAGCTCAGTGATCACCAGCTTCTTAATCGATGGAGCTGCTCCGAACTTAGCTGACATCTTGTGACGGTATGAGGACACCAGTGCATAACACTTAGTACCGTTGCCGATCTTGCTGATGTCAATGGGATTACCCTCTTCATCGACAGGCTCAAATACGAACTTAGACTTACCAACAATGAACTTACCCATTGTGTCTTTGTCTTTAATCTTGATACCTAACTCTTCAAGCTTAGCTGCTGCAGCATCGCTCAACTGTCCCAATGTGCACTCATACTTATCGTTAGCTTCGTTGAACTTAGTGTTGTACTCTTTCATCCAGTTAGACCAGTACAACTCACCAGCAACTTTAACGGGTTTCATGCTATCAATACTCATTTCATTTTCCTTAAGATTTACTATCAATGCAGCTCTTTAGATTCTGGGTGAGCTACCATACCCATAGCTAGATCTTCCAAGTATACCAATGCTGATAACAGTATTGTGTATACCTCTTCTAGATCCAGATCCTCTCCTATCTTAATCTTGAAAGTTTCCCCTTCAACATTAAACAGTATTTGATTCTTCTCAATGTGTTTCACGCCAGTTTGCACCAATTTTATACTCCCCGTCTAGTGGACAACGAAGCTTAAAGTACTCCCCAGCTTCAACGATACTTGCCTTTGCAGCCTCACCTACTATTGTAGCATATTCCTTAGGAACTTCCAATTGAAATTCATCATGGACATTAGCCACTAGCTTTACAGGCCACTTGTTAGCCTTAGTCTTATCATAAAATAGTACTAAAGCTTTCTTCATCAATATCGCCCCAGCCCCTTGAAGGAGCGAATTGAGGGCAGCGTGTTCACTGCGTACCCATATCTTGCGACCATCAAGCCCCGGTACAAAGCCCTTACCCGCATATCTACTAACCGTACTTCTAAGACGTTGAAGGGCAGGTGTGTTCGCAAGGAAAGAATCGATAAGTTTCTGTCCCGCTTTAGCACTACCACCGACAATGGAACCAATCTTAGCTGGCCCTGCACCGTATAGGAATGCGTAAATAAATGTCTTTGCTTGATCCCTTGTCTGCAAACCTGCAGCTTTCTGGTTCTGCGTGTGTACATCAGTTCCATCCTTTGATGATCCTTCAGTGACTGTCTTAACATAGTTCTCATCCTTCATGTAATGTGCAAGCATACGAAGCTCAAGGCCACTAGCGTCACAACCAACCAATACATTGCCGCTTTCCACAGTCCAACATTCTCTACATTCTTTGCCATAGATGCTACCTGCATTGGGAATCTGTGCCATGTTAGGACTACTGTGTGTCATCCTACCTGTAACAGCTCCATTGGTGATCACTTTACCGTGAACCCTACCGTCCTTACCAACAGCTTCTAACCAGCTTTCAATCTGAGCTACACGTTTCTGTAGCATCAGGTATTCAGCGATCATCTGAGCTTCAGGAATGTTAACAACCTTAGACAGTACAGATTCATCGACAATAGCTTGACCCTTCTCAGTAAAGTCCTTAGGTTTCCATCCTAGCTCCATCAGCTTTTCTCCGATTTGCTTTCTACTTCCGGGATTGAAAGTATCAACGGCATCTTTGATAGGCTTTCCTGAGGTCTTGTGGAACCTTGGTGTGATGACTGGAGGCCACCTTTCTTGCATCTGCTCATATATTCCAGCCATCTTTCCTTTGATGTCAGCAAGTAAACAAGTTGCATAGGGTAAGTCCAGTTTGAATCCATTACGTTCTTGTTCAGCAATGATAGATGCTACTTTATGTTCCAAAGCAAGGCTTTCTTGTGAAAAGTCTTTCTTAGTGAATTCAGCAGTAAGATGCTTGTAAAGATCACAAGTGACCTCAACGTCCCTAATGCAATAATGCTCCAGAAGAGCCATGTGAGGAACGTTAAAGCACTCACCTTTGTATTCCTCTCGTCTGTCCATTAACCATGTCCACACTCCTGTATAGTCAATCTTCTTGCGTCCCAGTCTCGTCCCCCAAGCGTCTAAGCTGTGCCCGTTCTCTATTGAGGGATCTAACAACCTTGAGGCTATCAACGTATCGTACACTTGGCTCAAGCGAATCTTCGTACTCCAGAGCTTGTTCAATATCGGAAAATCGAAGCTTATCCCGTTGTGGGCTACTATCAACGTAGTGTCCTTTAAATACTCCACGAGGTTGTTTGCTGCTTTCCATACGTTAACTTCTCCAGTGTCAATGTCCTTAGTTACTACCATCCAGATCGTGTTGTGATCTAATGTTGTCTCGATGTCTAGCACGATACGCTTCATATTCAGCTTTCAAGTCTTCATAGTGATGGATAAGTAACTGATACTTGTCTTGCAACTCATAGTACTTACTCTCCAAGTCAAGCATTCTACCTGCTATCTTGTCCATGTCAATCATTTGTGCATACCTCTATAAGTTAATTCAGGGCAATAGTACACAGGAGCTTCCTTCCAGTTAGGACGATATGTACACTTAATAACTACTCCTGCGGTTACTAGTAATGGTTCTTTCTTCTTAGCTTTGTAAGCTCTCTTATATGCGTTTGCCTTATCTCTGTTGGCTTTTACCCAAGCATTTTGTTTCTGTCTGATTCTCTCTTTACGGGCTTCAATGATAGCATCAGCTTCAGCTTGGTTCTTAATGTTCTTAATCCATTTACTCACTTTGCAGCCTCCATGTAAAGTCCAACATTACCCAGAGCATAACCTACAAAGGCTATACCTAAGCCAGTATTCCCTTTGATGATCAAGTCTATAGCCACTACAGCATAGACAACACCAACAATTGCAATTAAGGTACTACTCATCTTTAGTTTCCTGTTCTTTAGTGTCCTGCTCTTTATCAAACTTAAAGTCACGTACTTTATCGCCACTATCACGACCAAAGATAGCATCCCATCGAGCATCATACTCAGCCTGAGCTACACTAAAGGGACGAGGTGAGCTACCTTTACCAGCTTCTCTGTTACTCATAGTGTTTCCTCCTGCATCTCCATCATACGTCCAGTCTCCATATCATATTTAAGCACACAAGCTGGGCCTGTATAGCCATTGTAACGATTCTTAGCCACTGAGATCTTAGTCTGATGTCTCTCAGCTTCATTTTCAGCCATTGAGTTACGCTCCAATGTGATCACAGCATCTGACAACTGAGCAATAGCACCTGAGCCTCGCAACTGAGACAACGATACAGCTTGTCCATCCTCGTGTCCTGCATTACCTTGAGGCCTACGAAGGTGACTGACACAGATCAATGTGATCTCTAACTCCTGTACCAGTGTACGCAGCTTAGTCATCATATTGTCAATAGCTTTACGCTCATCTCCAAGGTCTTGACCAGATACCACAATACTGATGTGATCAAGGAATATAACCCTACAATCGCAAGCCTTAGCCATATATCTGATTCTGTTAGCAATGTTGTCCACATCACTGCTACCGAAGTGATCAAAAAGATAGATACGATTACTACCAAGAGTTGCATCGAAAGCATCTTTAAGCTCCTGTTCAGTTGTAGGTGTGTCAGGCAAGTGTAACAACTTGTTAGCGTGTAAGCTCATGATACTTCGAGCTGTCTTCCGAGTGGACTCTTCAAGGAATAACCCTCCAATGTTCCACTTCGTAGTATTCAAGATGTTAAACAAGATCTCTCGCAAGAACTGACTCTTACCCAATCCTGAACCTGCTGTGACTGTGATTAACTCCGATGGACGCATACCATAGAGAAGCTTATTCAAGCCCTTCCAAGGGTACATAGCCTCAGCCTTAGCCTCAGGTTTAATCACTTCCTCCCACAGCGATGCAGCATTGATAATCCCATCAGGTATGTAAGTCTCAGCTCTCCACCACTCATTGACGAACTCTTTAGTAGCCCCTGCAATGAGGTAATCACAAGCATCTTTGTAGCCACTCAAATGCTTAACGATCTTAGCCTTCTGTCCGAACAGTTCAGCTACCTCTTTAGAGGCCTTCTTACCCGGCTCATCAGCATCGAAGCAGATCACAATGTTCTCAAAGGTGTTCAACCACTCATATTGAGCTTTACAGTCCTTCAGAGCCGCTTGTGCGCCATTCCGTATGCTGACGCTAGGCCACTGAGACCCTGTAAGTTGATAGCCTGCGAGAGCATCGAGTTCTCCTTCGTAGATTGTGATGTACTTGCCCCCTGCGTGAAAGAGCTGCTGTCCGAACAACCTAGCATCCTTGAATGAGCCAAGAATGCTGAAAGTTTTGTCTGCCACTCGTCTAACTTTTGCTGCGACAACCCCTCCGGTATCGTCAGTGTAAGGGTAAAAGTGTTGTGCATTGTCTTGTGTAACTCCATACTTTTCACAGGTTTGTAAGGTAATACCTCTGTCAGGTATTGACTTGATCTGACCTTTAATCTCTAACATTGTTTGCTTTCGTGGCATTACAGCCTGTTGTTTAACTGATAGATCACAGGCATCAGTCTCATGAGCATACGTGTGGCATGAGAAACAATACGTGTGTCCATCATCGTATTCAGCATTAGCATCTGAGCTACCACAAGCATCGCATGAAGTGTGTCTGAGCATCTTAGATTCTGGCCTAGGCTTAGGTACGAGGTTAAGCTTCATCTAATGCCTTTCTAAGGCCTTCAATGGTCTTTAGAGCCTTTTTATCAGGATATCCATAGTAGATGTCCCCTCTGAGCTGAAAAGCTGTGAAATCCTCTAGCATTGCCAAGGTATCAGCTAAAGCTTTCAAGCTTGAGTCACCTGCAAGGGAGACATGAGGGAAAGGCCAAGGTTTAGTATCGTCAATGTTCATGTTATTTGCTCAGTACAAGTTTAATCATAGTTACGATGAAGACAAATAAAGCCATCATCATGGTAGAGGATCATCCACAGGTGGGACATATCCATCACCTAAACGTTTAATCACGACATCAGCTACATCAGCCATAACTCTGTCACGACCATTGTTCATAATTAAATCAGCCATACTGTCAATGACAGACCAATACCAACACTCATACTTAACGACATCCATGTCAATGTCATCATCAATCAATTCAATAGACATAATTATCCTTTCAATGGGTTAGTCTATATCACTATGTGAAACGTACACACTTTAAAGTAACTTTATAAGTAATACTTATAATATTATCTTTAATAGTGTATTTACTTCTATGTTAATGTCATAGGTACTTTGTAGATACCTTTAAAGTAAGGGTAGCATACTTTGTACAGTTTGTCAAGCCCTCCTTAATAGTCCTTACTGTCAACATGGTTATCATCCTCTTCTTCAACTGAATCGTCCATGTCATCAGCTGATATGAGATCTTGTCTGTCCTTTGTAGGCAGATGTGAGTCACTTTGTACAGTTTTGAAGCATTGTTGACATAGGTCTAAGAACATCCCCGTCACAGCGTGTTTACGGGTGCTCTCAAAGTCTGTCAGTATCTTATCGCAACATAGGCACTTCATTAGACATCCTCCACTACTTCAATTAAATTCATGTCATCAGGGTCATAACCTAACTCTTCGTACACTTTAGACTCAGCTTCATCCTCATTTGCAGCATATACCCATACAGTCTTTGTAGGGCTTACCTGATAGCAATACTCATTCATGATCATTTGCTTTTCCTCTTGAAAGGGTTAACTGTAGCCCATGCTTGCATATGCACAGGCTTACCATTGACATCGTAACAGAGGCTGTATGCCCCGTCAATGTGGCTAAACCATAACACCCCTGCATGGGTCTTTATAGGTGTCTCTTTAGGGACATCGTATAAAGGTTTTGAAGGTTGTTCAATCCAGTCTTTTAAGTCAATTTCTGATAACATTTATACATCCTCACTTTCTAAGGTCATTTTAAAGTGTAAAGATTCACCCCAGTTATTACATTTACTCCTTAAAAGTTCTAGTAATTCATCTATAGTTTCATCGGTCATGAGATAGTCAAAAGTAATGCTTATGACTATCTGTTTACTGTCTCCCATATAACCTTCAATTGAGCCTTTTGTGTATAACATGGCTACCTACCCCTTACCTGATGTGAAATGAAGGCTTAGAGAGGCCATAAAGGGCTTCTAAGCGGTTATCTAAGTCATAGTCAATGGTGCTTTGTTCCTCCATCTCAGCTTTGTAGGAAACTTTGGCATCATATGACAAGTCCTCCCACTGGTTCTCAGCCAGTACACCTGAGACATCAAAGCCATCATAAATGACACTGTTAAACTCAGCGACATCCCCTTCAGAGTCCATCTCACAGGATACTTTAACTACAGCTCTGCTGTCAGCCAATAGAGCCATGAATTCATACGTTCTAGTCATAATTATTTCCTTACAATGACAAGTTTATAAAGGTTAGCAGGTTGACCCTCTAGATTATTGTTATCTTGGAGCCACTCCTGAGCAAAACTGAGTTTGTTGAAGGTAGCGACAACAATCCCTGATGAAATGCTGACTATTTTATACATTTGCTTCCTTACGTTGAACTGACTGAGCCAATAGCCACTTGTCACCCAGTAGACGCACTGATCTGATCCACTTGCGACGATAATCACGCCTTACGTGCTCAGGTACATCGTATGACTTGAATAGCTCCCGTGTGTGTTTTAGTAGTTTAGTATTCATTATTTAGCCTTTACTTTCTCATAAATGTCATATACTTCCCATTCAACGTATTCATCCTCTTTGCATTCCTCAGGCGATGTATATGAGGCGATTCTACGTGCTGACTCTTCAGAATCAGCCTTGATTGTGACTTCAAAGTGTTGCGTTTGAATCATTCTGACTTTGTAGGTTTTCATTTTAGAAGTTCCTTTGCTCTGATAGCTTCATCGCCTATTGTTTGAGGGTCACCTTCAAAGATAGCTTCAATGAGGGTCTTTAAAGCTGCTTTTAATTGTGCATTGGTGACAGGTTTAGCCTTAACCTTTGCAGTCTCTACATAATCCGGATCTAATTCCTCCAAAACTTCAGGGTTTGAGTGATCATACAATGTAGGCACGCTCCAAATGTTAACGCATACA